ACAACCTATGCATCGGGCTCGTAAAAGATTTGCCAGCCGAGAAAAGACATGTCGGCCTTGGCAAGCACGGGTACTGCGCTCCGTTGTAGTACGGCGCGACCAGATCTAACAAGTTGCTCAAGTAACTGCAACTGTGTTAGCGCGCATTTCTGTACCTCACAGAGGTAGGGAGTATTCGGTTCACACCGAACAGCTGCCAATGATTCGGCCCAGACCTGCAAGTTACCACTCGCAGGTTCCTTCATTCTCATGAAGGGAAGACGACGAATCGCCTCCACAACCTTCTTGTCGAAGGTTGCTTGCATGGACCTAACTCTTTTTACAGAGTACATGTTCATCAAGCGTGAGTGTTTCTTACACCACTCGAAGAAGCCCAAAGTATGGCTACCTCGAACTTCTTTTCCAGAATCCAGGAGCCTCTCAGTCTTATAGACTGACAGGGATACATCCTGCACGCCATGAGCGCACCCAATGGGAGGTTGTAAATCTCTCACTTTTTCATAAAGAGTGCGTTGACGTGGTGTCAACATTTTCTGGAATCGTTTTCCGAACTGTATCATTTGCTGCAGAAAATTCTCATCATCAATATCCTTCCATTTATAATTCCGGAAGACCATATCTCTTTGAATAACTGCCCCGGCAAACTCACAAAGTTTGTCTGAGCTCAAGGTTTTATGGTATGAGATGGGAACTTGCCATTCCTGCATGAGCTGGATATATCGTTCGTAGACAGATGTATCCCAGATGACTACGTCATCACCTAAGATGGCGAAAACATCAGCCCCGTTTGATATATGGTGCAACAACAAACCGTGTGTCAAAGCAAAAGCGGGGAAACTAGCTCTGAGCCCCATGGGTTGACCTTTAGACCAAGAAAAAGCTTCCTTTTTGTAATACCACTTTCCACGCGATAAAGCAATGAAAAGGTCCACAGCACGTTGCCAAAGCGGCTGAGAATTCAATTGTCTTAACACTGACACTTGAAGATCCAAAGGAAAATGGTCGGTAGCGGACGATAGGTCAACAGAATGGCAAACATGTCCTTCAGTAAGGACGCTCTGTAGCTTCGGTACGGCTTGATCCTGCCTAAATGTATAATCCCACGGTTGACTCTCAAGTAATTTAAAGAGTCGGTCAGCAAAGGGTTTTAAGGCCCACTGATGAATCCGTAACGGAGAGGCAATCCAGCGAATTTTCCAAGAACCATCCTTGTTCAATGGCACCAAGTGCCCACACGATGTGGGTATGTTCTTCGGTGCTATAGGCATAATTTCGCCTATTAAGCCAACTACAAGTGGTTCGTAGAAAGCTCTGAACTTCACAAAGTGGTTCCAAAAAGCAGCATCATCAAAGGCCCGTAATTCCAAATGGAAGTCACGGTCCTGAGGGGTAGAATTCCCATAAGCAATAGGGGATTTCTTACCTGGACTACCTGCGTTAAGAAACAAAGGTAGAACTTCGCTGCACACCATGTGATAGGATGAATCGCTAGGAGACTCTCCTAGTTTAGGCACTCTTAAGGACGTCGGGAGAACAAAATTCAGTTCAACCGGAGCTGCGCCGAGATTTTGGCGCATACTTGCAACATGCTTCTCCGTAGGTTCACTCGGCTTAAAAGCTGAGGCTGCCATAAAGCAATTACAGGCAATTTTAAAACCTTTGGGAGTTTGCGATAGCTTCCTGAGTGAACCGAGAACTCCATACCATCCTCCTTTGCGGTTCTTACGAACCCAAGAGAGCGGTTGAAGCCCTGCCTGAAAACGGATCAAATCAACTTTAAGATCCTTCAGTCGTTGCACGGTCCATGCAGGTCCTGAATGGTTAAGCCATGAAGCGACCAAT